TATTTTGTTTCTAAAACCTTCACTTAATTTTACTGATTTAGATAATTCTTCGTAACTCATTTACCCTTTATAACTTTCTGTAAAGTTTTAGCTTGCTTTGCATGTGTATTGGATGCCTTCTTTAATGCTTTCACTACTTTTTTAACTTTCTTTACTTTTGTTTTTTTCATTTTTTTTTAAACATACCTATAGCACTAGATCCCGCCTTGATGCCGAAGCTGGCAGATATCGCAATATACAACAAATTATGGTAATATGACGGTAGGTCCTGGAGGGCGAGAAAGCCACGATGTACATGTTCTTGTAAAGGCGTGAAGACTAAAACGGCTGGAAGTAATAAAACAATAAGTGCTACCTCATCTTTCCAGCTTCCTTTCATTTGGTCAACTGCACTTTGCTCCCATGCAACTTTACCAGCGATCTGATCTTCTTTAAGTTTCTGCGTTGCTTTAATAGTTGTAAGTTTTAATTCTTGTTTTGCTTTTTTAGTTTCTACAAAACCCTTGACGCCATCTGCGACGACGCCAAGTAAGGGCTTTGCTAATAATTGCCAAACCATTAAGTTAGATTGCTCCTATGATTACGATTACGATGATAGCTACTATAGCAGCTTTTATCCAATCCTTCATTTTCCAGTCAGACCATTCTTTTAAATGATCAACTAAGTCTCTTAGTAAGTTCATAGAACCTCCTTTTTTCTAAAAGGTTTTATTACTTTACACCCTTAAAAGCAACTTTTTTGATTTGAACGTTGCTTGTCTGCCCTTTTGGACCAGCACCTTTGTTTTGTTTTTCAACAAAAGGTGAGTACACAATAGCTGCATCAGATGAAACTTTTAAGTTAGGAAAAGGGTTTTTTTGCTTAACCACTTCTACTTTTGTTTTTTTAAAATTCATTAGTAACCTCTCTTTGCAATGCCAAAACCACGAATGGCAATTCTTTTCTTTATAGCAGATTTCTTTTTGACCTCGCCACCTTTTTTATATTTGCTAGCTAGATCTTTGTCTATTTTTTGTTGAACTTCTTCTGGTAGTTTAGAAAAACCTTTAAATTTGTTTGGAACTTTTCCATCAGTTTTTGCATCACCGCCCTCGTTAAATTTTTTTACAACTCCGCCATCTTTTTTTCCCATTGGATTAGCTTTATTTTTAGCTCTTATTCTTCTTAATTTTTCAGCAAGCATGATTGCTTTATCTTGATCGGACATTGGTCCTTTAGGGTTTTCTTGATCAAATTCCATGGCGTAAACTCTACTTACCATTTCAGCTATATCATCAAATGAAGTTTTTTCCATTGCCTTAGAAACAGCTTCTGGATCCGCCATGTTTAGCAGTTTAATTTCTGCTTTATTTAAGTTACCTTTAATTTTGCTTAAATCCGTTTTTTCATTCATGACTAATGTATAGTAGGTTTTAGTAGATTTAGCAAGTCCCTAGAGTTATGATTCATAATTTCATCATATTCTTTCTCTGAAAGGTTATCATGATAAAGCATTTTAGCTACTGCCATCATGGCACCTGCTAAAAGCACATGATCTTCAGACGAATTAGTGTTTTTATCCGCCATTTGCATCAAAGAATTAAAATAATTGCTTATTTTTTCTGTAGGAGTCATCATAATATAAATATTAGACTGATAATTTGATTTTACAACTTACTTTTTACGTTTTTTTGTAATTCCTGCCTGATTTAAAGCAATAGCAAGCGCTTGTTTACGATTTGTTACCTTTTTTTTCGATTTTCCTATGTTTAATTTCTTTTTTTTAAACTCTTTCATGACTTTACTAACCTTTTTTTCAGCAACACCACCTTTTTTTAATCCTTGTGCACGTAATCTTGCTGTAGCTTCTGTCAAACCTCCACCTTTAAACCCTTTTATTGATGTAAATTGTGGAACTCTGACTCCTGCTTGTAAAAGTTTTCTAATATCTTTTGGATCTATTGATTTTTTGTTAGCTTTTAGTTGTCTTCTAAGTTTTCTTATCTCTGCTGCTGATAATTTCATAATTTTATGACCCCCTATTTTTTGCCATATTAACATTTGCTCTTAATTGAGCAATCGCTTCTTGTGAATCAATCTTATCTTTAGCTAAATTCTCTGTTTGATTTACTTTTTGTTTTTCTAAGTCTAATCTTTCTTGATCATTTAGGGCTCTTCTATTTATTTCGGCTTCTTGTATATCAAGATCACGTTTTTTAAGATCTAGTAGTGGATCTGTTTGATTAGATTCTAAGTATTCTTGTTCTTCTGCTACCATTTCTTCTGTTTTTTGTGCAACTAAAGCAGCAATTTCTTTTTCATTTTGAATTTGGAATTGTTGAGCTAGCTCTGGCGGTATTTGACCACCAAACTTTTCAGCTTGTTCTTGTATTATTGGAGCATTTTTCATTTCAATTTCTTCTCTTGCCGCTTGTGAAATATGCTCGGATACATGAGACTGTAAAATGATTAATACTTGTGGATTATTTTTTACTAAAAACGATGACATGAATGCCCTGTGAGCATTGATATGAGCTATGTGATCTTGACCAGGGAAAACTCTTAGTGTTTGACCACGCAATGATAGTGAATTTTCTTGTCCAGGGTCCGTGGGCCTTGGTTCTTGAGGCGCAGGTAAAATAGTATCGATACCATCAACACCTAACGCCATATACATTCTACGATATGCTTCGTAAATGTTATGTATTTCTGGATTAGATTGAGCTAATTGTAATTGTGTTTGCGCCAAAGATATTCTCTGTGTCATAGAAAAAATATTTGGATCACTTACAGGTATTACATCTACACGTTCATCGAAATCTAAAACTTTAATTTGTCTATTACCACCACGAACAGAGTATGGATAACTTGGTGGTAAGTATTCTGAGAACACTCTTGCTAATATTTTAAACTCGATATGTTGTGCATAATACAATCTTTTGTGAATACTTGACATGACCCGTGAACCACGTTCCAATAATGCCATAGTTGTACCAACAGGATTTGCTTGTGAACCTTCACCAATCTTTTGATCAGCAATAGAAGCGAATTCTCTACCACTTTGTACGACAAATCCTAATAGTTGAAATAATGTTGCATCAGGACCCTTGTAAGGTAGTGGCATTAATCCCTCTCGTATAGCACCCCCTGGTGCATCAACGTCTCTAAATTCACCTGGCTGTAATGGTTGATCATCATCCCTGATACGTAAACCACGTGCCTTGAACCCCGCAGGTAAATTAGATAATGTTCCTGCATCAATTAGTTGACGTAATGCTGCTGTAGCAGTTCGAGATAAACCACCTAGCATGTGTATTAAACCAAAGCCATAAAACCCAAGCCCGGGGAGGAATTTAAAGTGAACAAAATATGATATTTTTTGTTTGCTTGGGTCTGTTGGCTTATAGTTTCTGTACACTGACAGAACTTCACCTGAGTTTTCGTCAATCGTAATGATGTAAGGTAATTTTATACCTGTTTGATTACCAGTTTGATCAACATCCTCAAAACCTTCTATATCGCATTCAGCGTGAAACTCTATTAAATTAAATTCATAATCATCATAACTGTTTTCTACTCCTTCAAGATTATTCATTTTTTCTTGTACGGGAGACTCTTCAGAAATACCTGGTTTTAATTCAATGTCTCTATAAAAACCTGATACCTGTTTTTTTCGTAAATCATTTTCTGACATTTTTAAAACGTGTGCAATTCTTTCTGCACTTTGTAAATCAGTAGCATTGTAAGGCACTACTAATAAATCACTTGGAATAAACTTTGATACAGCTCTATTTAAACTTGCATCATAATAAACTTTTTTAAAAGCAGATCCTGCTAGGGGTAAATGAAATAATAGTTGATCCATTTCAGGATCATATTCTTGCATCACATTTGTGATTTGATAATTCATAAAATCTTTAACACGTTCTGCTTGCTGTTCTTTATCAGGAGACGCTTCTCCAACAATACTTACATCTACAGGACCTTTAGCTGGTAACATTTCTCTGTAAGCATGAGCTTGAAACTGTGTAACAGACTCAGCTAATAGTGGATGAGTTACACCACTTGCTCCTTGAAATGGTTGAGATCTTTCATCATACTTAAACCCAAGTAAATCTAAACCTTTAGCGTAGCCTTCTTCCCATTCTTTACGAGAAGCTTTATCATCCTCAAAATCTCCTAAAAGTTTATTTGATATTCTTTTAAGCTCATCTTCTGAAATAAAGTCTGCTAAATTAGAATAAAAATCCATTTGTGGTGGTTGTTGTGGTGCATTTAATATTGCCCCACCATCATCTGTCATTACGACATCTATCGGTTGTTCATCACCTACATCTACTGTTACTTCTTTTGCTTCAATTGGTGCAGAAGTTGGATCTAACCTTTTATCGACTGCCATTAGTTCATCCTATTCATTAAAAGATTCATCAACATATTTTCTCCTTGTACCATTTTTTGTGCGGCAGGTTCAATAACTTCTTCTTCAACAAAAGGTAAAGCAACATCTTTTACATTTTTTCCTGCTTCAATCAACATCGGTAAATCCATCGCAAAACCAATACCTCCTGTTGTTGCACCAAAAGCACCTTTACTTACAAGCGAAGCCACAGCTGCTAAAGCAGCCTTTGCTTTTGTCGGATTAGTTTTAAACAGCTTATCTATTTGAGATAAAGCGAAATCTAGATTTAATTGTTGAGCTTTGTTCAAAGTATTTTTAGCTGTCTCTCTAATTTGCGTATATATTTTTGATTGTGTCTTTGGTTTGTCTACTCCAGTTGCTGATCCTTTTGTCTCAAATACAAAATCAAAATTCTTAGCAAGATATTTATTTTCAAATGCTTTTGAAATTTTAGGTATTCCGTTTTTACCAATCGTAATTACGTTTTTGTATTTTGGATTAACAATGAGCTTATTGCCTTTTTTTGTTACACCTTTTGACAAAATATCTTTTCTCATTTGCTCAGCGTATTCAGTTAAAAAGCCTGAACTTTTTACTAATTTAATTTGATCATCTGTAAGTCCTTTAAGTGCCGTGGTACGATATTTTTTCATCGCTTTATTGTAACCATCAAAATCGTCAAGATAGTCATTTATGTTGGGAACATTTTTTATTGCATTGATCTGCGCTGTTTTTATGCCACCTTTTTCAAATACTTCAAACAAACCAGGACCCATTTGACGTTTGACATCTGATTTTGAAATAATGTTTTTAATTCTTGAGGTGTCTCTTTCAACAATTGTATCATCGGCAGTATTAAGTGCATCAATAACACTTCCCATAGTTTGTGTAGACGATCCTAATTTTGGTTTGTTTTTTAATTTTTCTACCATCTGACCTAGTAAAGCATCTCCACCATTTTTTAAATTTACTATGCCTCCATCTGCTTTAGTAATTTTAGGTTTTGGATATAGAATTTTCATTATTTCATCATATTCTTTTTTTGTGATGTCTCCTCTCTCCAATTGTGTGTCAGCAACATTTTTACCTATTTGTAAAAACATGTCTGATATACTTATTGGTTGTCCTATTCTGTCATCACTAGCCATTAATAATATTCCCTCATGTAGTGCATGTCCCGTGGTTCGTCTTCATAGTCACTAGGTAAATTAATAAAATTACCTTGACGAAAACGCATAACCGCTTGAGTCATGCTGTCAACTAAATCATCATGCTCACCATAAGGGAAAGCTGCGCATTCTTCAATCATTTCTTCTGCCCACCGTTCATTTGGATAATATACCTTACCGGCTTCAAATATAGGTGCTACTGAGTTTACACGAACATGCTTATCGTTTCCTCTACTTGGTGAAAAATTTACGACAGGGACTCCTAGCTGACGTAATTCTTGAGTTAGGGGGGTGCCACTGGCTTTGGCTTCAACTATCACCGTTTCTGGTTCCCAGTACTTATATTGCTCTAATGCAATTTTTTTTAATTCAGGGAAATCCCACCTCCCTTTTTTGACATCAACAAGAATTAGGTGTGCCCCCTTGTTCGGAGGATAGAAAACACCCCATGTTGAGATCGCAGAAAAGTCTGCTGTTTCCTTCCTACTAAAAGCGGTATCATAGCTCTGAATAACATGAACCATCTCTGGTATGTCCTCTTTCTCCCATTCCTGCCACCATTCTCTTTTGATAATACTACCTTCTTCTGATGTGGGATTCTGTTGCCATTGTGCTTGCCACTTTGATTCAGACAAAGATGCTTTTACTGCTTCAAGTTCCTCTAACTTCCAATAGTTAGGCCATACTGGTTTTTCACTTGGCAGGATAGCTGGAAACTCTACAACTTCCCATTGATCAGCTTTTGGTTCTGATTGTGCACGAAGCAAGTTACCTGTAAGATCTTTCGTGGACCAACGTGTCATAACAATGACGATAGCGCCACCAGGTTGCAAACGTTGTCGAGGACCTGATGTATACCACTCGTAAGCTGAATCCATAGCCGTTTCACTTAATGCATCTTGCTCGGAATGTGGATCATCTATAATTAATAAATCTGCACCACGCCCGGTTATCGCACCACCGATCCCTGCTGCATAATACTCTCCTCCTTGATTAGTTTCCCATCTTCCTGCAGCTTTAGAATCCGCTGCAATTTTACATTCATCAAAGACTTGAGCAAACTCGCTAGTATCCACAAGATTTTTCATCTTACGTCCGAACCTTACTGCCAGTTCTCCTGTGTGTGTAGTTTGAATAATTTTTAATTTTGGATTTTTTCCTACCATCCATGCAGGAAACAAATAGGAGGCAAATTCTGATTTAGTGTGTCGGGGTGGCATATTTACGATTAATCTCTTAATCTTCCCATTGGCAATATCTTCAAATTTCTTTGCTATTTTGCGGTGGTGTTCTCCTTCAATAAATTCGGGCCAAACATGTTTGACAAAAGGTATGAACCTCTTTTCTGCTAAATTTAACTTTCTTAAGTGTTCCTTAATTAAATCTTCTTGAAGCTGGACTTCCGTTTTGTTTATCATGGTGTTCTATGTATCAAACAGGGGGCGCAGTGTAAATTATTTTGCGTGGTCCGGTTTAGGGGGGTGGGGGTAAATTGTAAAGGGATTTTGTTTTTTGGTTTGGTTTTAAGTACCTAGTGCCACGGATCATGGCACTAGGAAAAAGATAATTTATTTTTTCTTGTCGTATACTTTTTTAATTTTAATAATAAAATCTTGAATGGTCATCGTTGGATTTTCTTTAGCTTCTTCTCCTAATCCATCAATAATAATAGATGCTTGTTTTAAAATATCGTCAGCACCTCTTACGCCCTCAATATCTGCTTTAGGATTTTGAAAAACCATTTTAGCCATATTAAGCGCTGCCCACCAACTTGGAACAATGCTAACTCTTCTAGTTGTTCCTGTTTGTTCTGTTTTTACTTTTGCCATTGTTTTATCCTTTCTATTAATATGGGATTAATCTTATATTATTATGAATGAAAAAGCAAATATAAGAATAATAAATATTAAAATGTATATTGTTTCTTTTTGTCTTTTATTCATTTTAAATTATCCTTTCTTTTTTTCTAAATGTTTAATTAAAAAACTATCAACTAAATCATAAAGTTTATTTTTTAAATCATCATCATTAATCGCTATTGGTAAAATTTCAAATTCACCGCTAGAAAGTAAACCATCATCATGTAAATCTGAAAAGTAGCTTACTTTAATTTCAAATGTGCTCTTGTATTTCATTTATTTATCCTTTCTAAAATAGTTCTAATTGTTGGGGGTTTGGTTCTTGGTTCGTGGTCATCGGTTCACGATCCAAAAAATTAAAAGTTTTATTCTTCTTATCGAATAGCGCTCTCTTAATTATTCTATTATCAACATAAAATCGAAATTCAAATAAGTCCTTTTCTATTTCTCTTTTTGTTGTTGTATGGTTTACAAAGTGATTTGAGAACTTGGCACTTGAACCAACGTTCACATTTACGTTGCAAGTATTTTTAGCACCCCAACTTTTCGAACTGCCATAAATACACGCCTCCACATTATTCCAAATTGGATATGATCTAGCCATAATTTTATCCTTTCTAATTAATAGCCCATATTATCCCATATTATAGAATTAATCAAATAATTTAAGTAATTCTTGGTACTTGGTTCGAGGTTCAAGAACCATGAAACACGGACATTTGAAGCCATTTTTGGCTAATTTTAGCGTTTTTTCATTGTCATATACTTTTATAAGCCCGTCCTTGATCCTTTTTACTATGATAAAAGTACGAATTCCAAGTAAATATCTTTTATAATGCCATGCAATTTGAAAAGAAGATAAGTGAACCTTATTTAGTTTTATACACTTTAATTCTATCCATATTTCTTTTTTATTATAAATGGCTGTAATGTCGGGTGTACCTTGTCCAATCCTATTTTCTATCCTTTCAAAATAAACATTGGACAAGTTTTTTTTAATTTCTTGATAAAATTTAGCTTCCAATTTTTGCTTTTATTCTTTCACCTATTGTTGCTAATTTTTTTATTCTATTAATTTCAATGTCTTTTTGTTTTTCAGTTAATTTACCATCTAAAAGATCATTAACAAAATTTAAAGTTCTTAAATCCATCTTATCAATAGCTTCATTATTAATTGCATTTTTAAAAGCATTTTTAACTTTAATCATTTTTTATCCTTTCTTAAACTTTTTCAAATATTTTATGATTAATTTGATATTCTAATTCTTCATCTTTTAAATTTGTATGAATTAAATTAGACTTATTAATATTTTCTATTATCTCCTTTCTTAATTGCTTTTTCAGTTCTTCTGAAAAATTACCTTGTACTAATTCAATTTGTTCAGATGTATACTCTGACCAAATTTCAACTAATACTTTATAATTAAAATCTATATTCATTTGTTTATCCTTTCTATTTCTTCTTTTCTATCTTCTTGATCTAGCATAATTGCTAGATCAATTTTGTCTTTTAATATTTCTTTAGCTAATTTAACATGCTCTTGTTTTGGAAAGTCTATTATTGGATAAAAGTTAGTATTATCACAATTTTTAATCCATGTTTTTAATTCTCTAATTGATAGACTTTTTAACCAATTTTCCATGTTAAATTCCTTTTTTAGCAATTTCAAAAAACTTGCTTTCTAAATCATTACTAATTCTTTCAATATTTAATAAATTTTGCATTTCTAAAACATCTTTATTATTAATTATTGATAATCTAACAATATTAGCTTCTTTGTTTAAAATTTCTATTACAGTTCTAATATCGCTTAGTTCTTCATTTTTCATAATTTATCCTTTCTAATTTGTTTCAGTAACAGTATTTTTTTCAAAATCTATTACAAATTCATCAGTTTCGCATTGAAAATCAACTCTTGCATTTTCTTTTAGTTCATCTTCAACTCTCATTAAAACAGTTTGAATATCGTCCTGAGCAAGATTTTTCATAGCTTTACCATCTTGATCGTAGGTTTTTATTTTTACCTCAAAATATTTTAATACCTGTAGATTTTTTAACATAATTTATCCTTTCTATTTCACGTGAAAGACTATCCCATAAATATGAGATAGTCAATATAATTATGTAATTATTTTTTAGTTAATTGTAATGCTTCTTCACGCTTAAAACCAATTCCTAAAGTGCCTTTCATAATAGCATCTAGTCGGTTTAACATATCCTTAGAGCTACCCTCCTCAAACAAAGCGTCAAACATGCAATCTTTAATATGATCTAATCTATTTAACTCTTTAAATTCTTTCATAGTTTTGCATTTTTCATCTGTCATTGTGCTGACAATTTCTCTAAAGCAATCTTCAATTTGTGAACCTGTAAAAGAATTTCTACTACTAGGCAAATGATAATTAGTACAACCTTGCTTTTTAAAAACATCTACAAGTTTTTGTGTTTTTTCCCTGCTTTCTTGATACAACTTATCTTTTGCCTTTTCATACTCCTGCTCAAGTTTTGTAAACCTTTCATCTACATTTTCAAAATATGATTTATAAGTATCAATTTTTAAAACTGATCTTATTTTTTTGGCAACAACCTCAGATACTTCATCTTTCTTAGATTGTAGTTCCATTTCTTTAATTTTCTTTATTGGTTCAATTAAAGAATATATTTTACCTCTGTAGTGATCTATTTGATATTGTCTTAATTGCATAATTTTATCCTTTCTTAATATTATTCTTAATTAAATAATATAATATCCCATAAACATACTATTTATACAATGTCAAGCAATTTATTTTAATATTTTTTGTTGGGAAAATGAAAAATATGCTCATAATATATATAAAGATGTTAATTTTATAAAAAAGTTAACGATATAATTAATAAGAGAAAGAAGAAAAAAATGACTTTTGAAGAAAAAAAACAAATTATTGAAGAATTACTTAAAATTCAAAAAGGTAAACACCTTATTGATATTAGAAAAGATGAAATTGAGTTATTGGCAACCTTAAAAGCTAGTAGTCAAGAAAACATTAAAAGAATTATTAAAGAGTGTCGAGATACGCAAGACCCTTATTTAATAGTTTTGGCTAATCACATAGAGCGATTTTATATCGCTCAAATGGTTGAAGAATTAGACAAAGAACAATTTGAGAAAGAATTAGATGAAAAAGAAAGCATTGAAAGATCTAGCACTAGACATTAGAGCTAATAAAGTTTTTACATCATGGCAAGTACCTCAAAAACAATACTTGCCATTGATTTTTATGCCTATTGCTCTTGGTGGTTTTAAAAAAAGTTGGGTATTTTTTTATTCCTATTTTGACAATCAAGTGAACCACCCAAGATCAGTAAGTGGTTATCCAATTTTTTCTACAGTTGGTGGTCTTAATAAAAAAGATATGTTGGAACTACATAAAATTTTATGCCACCTTGAAGAAAAAGAAAACGAGGCAATCAATGATTATTAAGTATTATGTGTGGTCTCATAGTCCGTGAGTTCTTGTGCTAAATCTTCCATTTCCCAATCATTGATATTTTTATCTTTAATTTTTTCATAAAACTTTTTAACAGTTTTCATTATTTCTGTATTTTCATTATGGTCAATTTTATTTCTTAAATGCCATTTACCAAGACAAGACAAATGATTTCTTAATTTTACTGTAAAATGAACAAAGGGGTCTTTCGATACCCTAATTTCTCTTTTTCCTCTAGCGCCATAATAGGTGCTTGTGTAAAAATTATCTTTAATATAAGGTTGTTTAAATTTTTTCATAAATTTACTCCTAACAGGGTAGTCGAAAAGGATTTAACGACTACCCTTATTTACTAGAAAGTGTACATAAAACCTGCTCATTGGTCTTTCTAGTTAAGGTTAGCATATTTTATACTCACGAAGTTGCTCTTCGAGACAGGAATATTTTTACAGCCGTTATCCTGCTAATGTCACTTAAGACTTTTCATTGTCGGCAACTAACCTTAAACACCATATAAGCATTATAAAAAATAATACAAGTATATTCTTGCATTTAATCCCATTAAATATTATATAACTATTGTTGCTGTCAAAACACAGGTAGTTTGTGGCATATCTGGACTACCAGATAAAAAAGAAATGTATTGAAAAACTTGTTTGATATGTCTTTCAGCAACATTGTGATGCTGTGAAAGTGGATAAAACCGCCATCGACTAGTGTTCCGATAAGTACTTTAAAAAGGGAGATCAGTATCACAAAGAAAGGAAAAATATGACTAATGAAAATATGACAGCTAAAGAATTTTTACAAGTATTGAGTGGTATTTGTAAAACAAATAGAAAAATTGAAGATTGGTCAGATAAATCACCAGAAGATGAATTTGGTATTCTTGCTGATATGATAGACAATTTTTTAGAATATGATCACAATGAAAGTGAGGTTAAAAATGATTAGAAAATTATTTAGAATTTTTAGAAAGCCAAAACCAACTTTGATTTGGTTACATATAGAACAAAGACAATATTATGGTGTTATTGGTTGGTTAGCTAATGACAGGAAAACATTTGTAAAAGGTGAAGATAATTTTCACAGGTTAGGTATGAAATGAGTAAACAAAATTATGTAGCTTGGTCTTATGATGAAGCTACATTCGAAATAGCTGAATTATTTTTGCAAGAAATTAATGATATGTTGAAAAAACATAATTTAAAATTGGATTACTATTTTGATGAAGATCAAGAAGAATGGGATTACAAAGTGGTGATGGATATAGAGAAAGGAAAATAATATGCCAAAATTTACAATAATACAAACTTATAAAATGCAAGACATTTGGAAAAATGTTGAAGCAAAAAATAAGGAAGAAGCAGTTGATATCTGTATGGCTGGTAAAGATGTAGATGAAAACAATCCAGATTACACAAATGATATTATTGAAATATACCAAGAAGAGCTTCATTATGTGGGAGGAGAAAAATGAAAAGTTTAAAAGAATTAGAAAAAAAATATTATCCTATTTATTGGCGTATAGTCACAGATAATGAAGATGATATTGAAATAAAAGATAGGCAAGGAAAAATTATTCCTAAAAACTCGAAAGTTTACGCTTTGGAAAGAAATTTTATTGAAGAAAAAATATCTAATGAATTACAATTTAGTGGTGAAATTAATTGTATATAAAAAAGAAAGGGAGAAAGTTATGCATATTGATAAATACGTAGTGAATAACATTGGTACAAAGTGGACTAATGGTAAGAGTAAAAAGAATCAGTTGTTAGCCAGTCTTGACGGTACTGACGGTATTGATTTAAAAAAGTTAGTGCCTTTGTTAGAGCAGTGGCACGAGACAGTTAATGGTGAGTGGTCTACAAGAGATGTTGAGTTGATAATTAATGTAAAGGAGAATGAAAGGGATTAGATGTTAATTTTATTAATGATGTGGAAAATTTTATTATATTTTTTAATAATGACTATTTTACTTCTTCTATGAGTTCATACTCGGCATTTACAATATTATTATCCCGTATCTCTTTTAACTTTGATTCAAGTTCTTTCCTGGTCATGTTATCAAGAGATGCGGTTACTACCTCTTTTCTATCAACATAAAACCCCGCTAATTGACCTCTTCTATATTCAGCAACAACAGCTGGTCCAATCTGTCCATTTTCAACAGCTTTTTCTCTTAACCTAGCCAATTCTCTTGAATGTCTCACAACATCTACTTTGGTAGCTTCTGCATATTCTCTTTGTAAATTTTCAATTGCCTCAACTACTTTAGGATAATATTTAGGATTACGAAGATTACAAGCTGCTGCGGTTGCGCTTTTTTCTGAATAACCGGCTTGTTTTGCACATTCAGTAGGTGTTAATCTACCATTTTCTGCACAAAAGATCTCAACAAAAGCTTTTTGTTTTGGACTCAAACCATCTCTTATTTTTGGCATAATATCCTAATTATATGTATTTTTTTAAAAAGGTATAGTTATATTTTACCCTACTTATTTACTAAAATCTTAATATGGTTTTAAATATCCCAATAGTGTAACATATATAAAATGGTGATGTTACATAGATGTTACATAAAAACATAATAAATTCAATAATTTAAAGTATTGTAACACTGTAACGTGTGTAACAGGGGGGTAATGAGTAATTTAAAATTGGTTAGGGCTAAAATAATCTATACTTATTAAAAAGGGAGGCGGTCAACCCTCCCTTTGCACACATTGATGATTTAACAGAGACATTACGTTTTATGGGATTCGAGGCCCTGAACCATCTACGTCTGAGACACGACTTGTGTGTTTAGCCATCGGAATTTCCCTCTATCCCAACTTTAAAAGGGCGGTTCACCCTTAAACTGTTTAACTTTACTTGGCATAAATTTTGTAATTTTTAAATCCTTCCGGATCAAGTGGCGGTCCATAATAGAATGAGGTTGTCTCATCTGTTGTGCCATCTGACCATGTTTGATGATAGTGTTCATCATTCTTTGTTTCGCCAGACGAGTTACATACTTTGCATTGTGTGATTGCTTCTTCACATTCGAATCTAATTTTGACATATCCATTACCCTTGCAATTGTAACAAATCACTCAACAACTGCTCCATGGTTCGTGATACGTAAAAAATAATTCGTGCCATAACGCTTCTTTATTATATCTTCAAGACGGTGGTACTTGTAACGATCTAATAATTCTTCCCTGGTTCGTGGATCACGTAACACTTTACTTCTAACGTCATCAAATTCATCCGTTAAACGTAACTTTAAAGATCTCCCTGTCATGAATTATCTTGCAAAAGTTTATTTAATTTATCTTCTTTTTTCTTTGTATTTTTTTCTCGCAATTTCAAAGCGGCTTCTTTAATTGGTCCCTCTTTCATTTTATCAACCTGTTCATCAATCCATGGTTGCCATCTTTTTGCTTGGTTCATTTCCCAACAAATTTCTTTAAATGCAACAATTTGATTTTCTAATTCATGAAGTTTAAATAAACGCAAATAACGGTAATTAGCATCTTTATTAATAACATCTAACAAATCATCACAAAGTTCTACGACATCTTCATCTAAAAATTCTTGATACGTATACCTTTTAGCAACTTCCATTATAGCCTTATCTATATCTTCATAATCAGTAATATTTCTATCTTCAATTGATTCCATTATTTCTCCTATCTTTATTTTTAAAATTATAACATCTTATGCAACGCCATATTTCAAAATTATTTTTATCTTGAATCATATTATCACAAAGATATTCTTTATAACAGTCTTCACACGTTTCATGTGTGTATAATCTACCATATTTGGCCTTATAATTAAATTTGGGTAAAATAGATTCCTTTCTCATCTTTCTCTCCTAACGTTTTTTATGCGAAAAATTTTGGGTCGTACATCTGTAATAATCTATCAAGAGCTTTACTACCCTCATGTACTATTTGCCTCCATTCTTCATAACTATAAGACGTATTGTGCTTTGGATCAAAAAATTTTACCGACACCCGGTTGCACCTAGGACATTGTTTGACCTTGCGAATTGGGCTATCAGGCAATTTCATTTAATCGCTCACGCCATTAACCTCTTTCTTACTTTCTTGTTCTTTTGCGTGTTCCTTATCAACCAGCATACGGATAAAATTATTAATAGTCATATAACCTTTTTTAGCCATTGGCTTAATCTTATCATACGTATCTTTGTGAATTGCAACACTTTTATACTTTTCTATATTCATATAGGTAATATATGGGATTTTATATAAATAGTCAAATATCTTTTCGGATATCTTCAATACATTGAACTTTAAAAGTAAAATATTTGTTTAAATCAAACTTCATAAATTTTCTGCCCATTTCTTGACATTTTTCTAACTTTTCAAACTCCTGCTGATACACCATTTGATTACCTGTATAAACCCAAGTTGTACCATTATACCCCCATAAACTAACCACCAGAAGAAACGTCTTTAACATACAAAATAATTTTAAAGTAAAATTTAATCATATGAAATACTTTTGTTTTCTTTTCTCTTTAAATCAACAATATTACTTAAATTTTTAGAAAAACTGGTAGCCTCCTCTTCGTTTTTAAAACCAGTCAAAAAATCACCTTTTTCTAAAGCAAAATTAAGTGGGTCTTTAATTTTTTTTAATTTTCCGTCAATTAATCTAATTGTTGGCACTAAATAAATCTCGCCATTTTTTTCAAAAGATGCAGTCCTTATTGTT